CAACACATGCTGTTGCTATATAAGGATATTCTAGAGAATCAAAATGACCACCAACTGATTTACCTTTTCGTTTAACAGCCATACCTATATAATCAAATTTTGACAGTTCGTATGATGTTGCAATCTCATCTCTGACAGTTTGTGTTTTATAAGATTCAAATAATTGAATTAATAGATCTTTTCTCCAAATTGTTATTTGTGTAGAGAAATAATAATCTGAATATTTTTTCAATACAACCAATTTATCGTATTCTGGATATTGTTGATCTTTAACAATTCCTGATTGAATTAGTCTTATGAAGCCAATAATTGGATTTTGACTCATAAAATTGAGATATTCGTTCAAACTAATTTGATCAACATAATCATATAAGACATAGTCTTCTAATGAGAATAGAATAAAATCTTGTTTAATTTGAGATAATGCCAATAAAATTCTATCTGCAAATAAAGAATTTTTTTTATAGATAATCTGGTTTATAGATCTATCTGTTGAAATTTCTTCATCAACACACACATAATGTTGTATTTCTTTAGTGAAATATGTATTTATTGAATCGAAATATAAATCATATAAATCTTTACAATCAGAATGAGTGTGGGTTAAAATACAAAAATTATTGTATGATGTCATAATGTGTTAATTCCAATCCAGTATATTGATATTTTGTATTTACTATTTACATATAATCAATAAACCTACATTTAATCCTTCAATACACGGAGCACCGGAACCTATTATTCTATCTTCATAATTTTCTTTTGAAATTTCGGTATTCAGAAATTGTTGAATATTTTCGATTTGTAGACCTGGTAAATCAAATGTTATAATAAGATATCCACCAGGTTTAACTTGTTCTAAAAGATTTGAAAGATATAATACATGATCGCCAGGAATTTCTTCAAGAGCAGAAACATTCAGTACTAAGTCAAACGATTCTTTGAAATTGTCATTAGGCTCTTTAGTTATATCATGAACACAGGTATTAGTAAATCCAGAATAAATGATATCAGAATTAGTTACAGAAAATACTCCATATTCTTTTTCTAATCTAGATTTGAATCTTTGATGATGTTCGATATCGAATCCCCAAGATGAATTATGTATCTTTAGATTAACTGGTAAATCTAAATTATTAAGAATATCCAACACAGTTGGATATTCGTATTTTCTAGACCAATGTGGATATGTATCATCAAACTTATCGTTCTTAGTTATATATCTAAAATCAAGTATTTTCATGATAATCCTTAGAAATTTGGTGCAGTTTTAACGCCAGATGGATAATATCTTGTCAACCAATCCAATTCATTACGTTCAGGATGTTCCGCATACCAACCTTTTCCTGTATATACATCCCAGATCATTTGGAAATATTCTTCGTACAAATTAGCAACACGATCCATTGTAAAATTAGCCATCGCCCAATCTCTACAATCCTGAGGATTAATTCGATCAATATTCTTTGCTGCCCAAGTAAAGTGATCGAAAGTACGACAACGATATCCTGTTACACCATGTAGATTATTCTCTGCATGGGAACCCCAATCAGTTGTAATAATAGGGCATCCAGCAAATAGAGCTTCAATAGATGCTCCGCCAAAAGGTTCATTAAACATCGAAGGTAACCAGAATCCTTTGGCTCTTGAAAGTATCTTCTTTCTTTCAGATGAATTTAGATATCCGACAACTTCAATCTGACCAGGAATTTCCTTATATCCATGTTCTTCAAGAGAACCTTGACCAGCAATCTTTAATTTCAACCCAAGTTTTTCGCAAACCTGAACTGCCACATCAATTCCTTTTCCAGGATAAATTCTACCCATGAATAAGAAGTAGTCGTCTTTCTCTTGTGAAAATTCGAACTCTTCAGGATCAAAATAATTTGGAATAACTGCATGGTACCACGATTCTTTACATTGACCAACGGCTTCGTGTCCACCAATAGCAGAACGAATTGCATAAGATTCGTAAATTCTCCAAGGAGAGAATTGACCTGTAGCATATCCGATACCAGGTTCAACGATAATCATATCTTCGACGAACTCATCGCAGATTGGCTTATGACCCCATCCCCAAAAAGGAAGAAGAAAGTCGTTTGGTTGTTTTCTCTTTTTGATTTCTTCGATTGCATTTTTATAGAATGTTTGATAGGCGTGATCCTTCATATCAAACTTGAAGAAGTTCTTACGCCAATCATAATTACCATATGCAATTTCTAAGTCTTTATTTGTAGTGACAGTTACGTGCTCATCACAAATTAAATTAGAATCTTCATGTCCATAGTGAATAATATGATGTCCACGAGCTTTCATCATTTTTCCGAATTTGAGAACCTTCTGCGTATAAGCACAACCTGTATACTCAGAATTAGTTACAGTATGTGGCAGCGATAGAATATGAAATCTGTATTTTTGACTCATTATAATCTCCTAATTCAATATAATAATTACATTTCTATTTAGTTGCGTTTGGTGCAACTTCAATTATTCCTTCAAGAACTCTTATGACTGTAGTGCCACTTGTAAATTCGACATCATATACATATCTTCCTGGTTTATATGTAGCAGTATTTACAGCAGTTGCAGATATTGTAATTCTACCATCTGTTGCTGGTGCAACAATCGAAACAGTCAACGAATATACATTAAAATCTGAATAATAAGATTTCCTAATTTTACAAGAACCAGTATAACTAGTCAAATTTAAAGGAGTATCATCTGAATTTTTAAGTGTAATCGTTGTTGAAAATGTTGCACCAGATTCTATCTTAAGATTAGTGTATTTAGCTGGCATGTATTCCTCTAATATTCTGTAATTGTAGTGTCAATTGTATAGTTATCGTCTCTATCAGCAGTCGAAGGATTAACAGAAACAGTTGTTGTTACTAGTTTTTGTGTTGTATCTAATTCATAAAAATTAGTAACTGCAGTTTTGATAATCTTAGAATCAGAAATTGGTGGATAGATCCAAGAATTAGCAACAAATGTCATAGTCCAAGTGATAATTCTATCATCTTCTACAGCTCCTTCATATTCATCAGATTGTGAAACTGAAGTTAGTGTTATCTGCACATCTCTCTTCATATCAAGAGATGGTATATCGTTCATTGTAATAGTATAAAAAGGAGTGAAATATGGAAGAATTTGTTCTATAATTTGCAAACCATCATCTATATATTTGACGAAAAGATTTACTGTAAATTCAAAATTATAAGGAACTGGATTATATTGACCGGAATAACTTGAAGATAGAGATGCTGTTCCAGATCCTACAGAAGTAATGTCTAAAGCAGTTCCAGCTTCTGCTAAAGATTTAGTAGAAGCTAATTTAATTGTATTGTTATTTACTTTTATTGCATAATAAGTTCCGTTATTACTAATACCAGTAGATCCTATTACTGTTCCAGAACCCATAGAATATTTAATGGATTGTCCAGTTCTCAAATTATGAGAAGGAATTGCAATTGTATTATCTGTTACGTTCACTGCTGTTGCTGCGTTAAATGTTAAATTGCTTGGTGGAACATAAACATTCTTACCAATAGTTTGTTGTTTTCTAGTTGAATCATAAGAAATAGAAGTTAATTCAAATGATAATCTTGGAAGAATTATCTTTACATCAACAAAATTCTCTCTTCTTTGGACGTCTTGCTGCTGTAACATTGTGATTGTTTTATCAGCAGATGCATAACCAAGCGGAACCTTTATAGTAGTTGCAACAGATCCGTCTTGATTATATCTTACGACTCTTATATTATTAAATAGAGAACCGAAAGCAGCAGTCAGATTTCTAATTGTAGAGAAATAAAAGTTTGATGAATTTAACATTTATACATTCTCCTTAAAGATTAATTATTCTGTGAAAACGGATTCGATTCAGTAAAATCTATTACAATATTCGATTTAGTTTGTATTTGATCGTTCTTAGCAAATGGATCACCAATTCCTGTAGCACCATCATTATTATAAGTTACATTAACTTCATCTGCTTCAGTACCAGTGTCAATAGTTTCATTAGAATATTTAAATACTTCGCAAGTTAGAATAAAATATTGTCTCGCCCCAAGAGGAAATAGAGGATTCTTATCATCAACATATTTAATTTCGAAAAGGGATCTTCCTGTAGGATACATTATAAGATCACCTTCGACTGGAAGAACCTTTCCTACAATAGATTCAAATCTTTCTCTAGAAACAATTAATCTTAATCTATCACCTAGAGTGAATCCAAATTTGGAAATTAAAGCTCCGTCCCCAAGAAATGCTTCATAATTCTCTATGAACATTTCTATTACAAAATTTCTCTCGAATTTAGATATATAATCTTCACGATATAATTCATCAACATTAACAATAGTTCTTGGTAAATAAACAAAATCACATCCTGCAATTTGTATAGATTCATTTACCAAAACTTGGAGAAGATTCTGTTCTTCTGCAGAACCTATACCACGACCGGATTGAAAAAATTTATTAGTTGGCATGATTTATCCAATAAATATGTCCAATGGCAATTGTAAATCTCGTGTGAGTCTTGTTTCTAATTTTTCTATTTCAGTTATAGCTTCTGAATATATCGCATCACCATTAATTGTTATACCGCCTGGCAAATTCATATTTCCAAATTTCTTAAGATTCTCACCCCATTGTCTTTTAATTAGAGCTGTAGCATATTCCTTAAGAAATTCGTCAGCCCAAATATCATTGAAAGTGTCCACATCTAATTTCTTATAAATCTTCAAAACAATATTAGAAGTTTTTTGTTTTAATAAAGATAGAGGTTCGTTGAACCTAATTCTATTTGTTTTTCTATTAAAGTTAAAAGAATTTAATGGTGATAAAGACATCTGCATAGTAGCAAGATACGACTTCATAGAATCTAAATAAGCTAAATTATTTCCTATAATATTTGATGTATTATAGAAATCGTTCATATAGAACTGATATTGTGCATTAAATAGATCGCCACTACCAACTCCTGTAGAAACGTCATTACCGACAGGAAGTGCAGATATTACAGAAAATACTTTTTCATCTAGAGTAATATATCCATTAGTTACATCCGTATTAGTTATAGGAACAATAAGATAATCTTCTTCAACGCCATCAAAATGATAATCAAAATATTTCGTTATGGCATCATCGATTCTATCATCAACTTGTTCTTCTGCAACATTTATTTCTATTACAGGAAAACCTAGTCTTCTTAAACAGTAATCGGAAAATTGTTCTCTTGTTGTTGGCGTTGCCATTACATACTCCTATCTTATTTATATAAAAAAAGAGGGAACTCTTAAAGAGTTCCCTAAGAAATATGAACTTATAAATTTAATCAGCAATAAAAAAACTTAATTGTGATAATTGCATTGGCGACAAATTAACAGATTCCGGAAGAGACTCTACTTTAATAGGTTCTAGTGGAATCTCAATTTCTTCCTGTAGAAGAGGATTTAATTCTTCAACAAACATATTAAGATTTTCTTCAGTTACCACAACACTTCCTTCGTTCTCTACACCATATTTTTGCACTAACTTCTGTCTTGTTTCTTCTAGATTTGTGAGCTCAGAAGCTATTACTTTTAAAGCCTTAGAAATTCTGTATGCAATATTAATTGGTAAAGTGCAGTTTGATAGTGCAACCAACGCAGCTTCAGAATTTTTAAGTTGTCCTAATGTCAATTTCATTTTATTATCTCCTAAATATAGTTATGCACTAAATTTCTCAGCACACCATTCTTTCGTCATGAATTAAATTCATCAAAACTATTTATAGGAGACAATTTTGATTAGAAATATAATAATTTCTATTGCTTTTTGCACGCTTGTTTTTAGCTATGATACAAGCAATAGAAATGTAAACTGTATGACACAAGCAATTTATCACGAAGCAAGAGGAGAATCTTATATGGGGAAAATTGCAGTCGGACATATAATTCTAAACAGAATAAAAAAAGGATATGGAACGGATCCTTGTGAAATAGTTTCTAGTAAGAGACAATTTTCTTGGTATGGAAAAAACAATTCCATCAAAGAACGAGATAGATGGGATGAATGTTATAGATTATCAAAAAAGATTCTTGCAAATGAAACTCAAGATCCAACCAAAGGATCTATATTCTTTCATGAGAAGAGTATCAACCCAGGTTGGAAATATAAGAGAATAGTAGTCATCGATAGTCATATATTCTATAAGTAATATACTTAAAATCGCTACATACTAAGTATAGCGTAGAAAGTCAAGTTCGTCAAGTGAGATGATGTTGAATCTCAAAAAATCATATTGATGAATCATATGTTATATAGTATAATAGTTATATGAGTATATTGGTTGATTCAAAATATCTTTCGTTGATATCTCCTAAATTAGACTTATTTAAGAAGAAGTCTGAAGTCTTATGGAATTTTAGATGTCCATATTGTATGGATTCGAAGAAGAGAGAATCAAAGGCTAGAGGATATGTTTATAGAAAGCATAATGATCTTTTCTTTAAGTGTCATAATTGTGTGAAAGGCACAACGTTCTCTAATTTCCTTAAATTCTTAGACCCTGTTTTACATAAACAATATATATTCGAGAGATTCACATCAGGAGATACTCATCCAAATCATAATTACAAGAAACCAATCCTAGTTTCTTCTGATGCAAAAAACAAATTTCAGAAAAAAAGCATAAATTATGATATCGGTTTGGAATCTATAAAGGATCTTCAAGACGGACATTACGCAAAAGAATATATTAGAACAAGAGAAATACCATCTGAGCATTGGAATAAATTGTTTTTTACAAACGACTTTAAACAATATGTCGAATCTATTAATAAAGAAAAATCTAAGAACTTAAAACCAAAAGATCCAAGGATTGTGATTCCTTTCTTTGATAAAACTGGTAAATTGATAGCAGTTCAAGGTCGTGCATTGGAAGACAGTATCGCAAGATATATTACAATTAAATTACACGAAGATAATGATAAAATATATGGTTTAGAACGTATAAATACAAATACAACTTTATGGATATTTGAAGGTCCAATTGATTCGTTATTTGTGAAAAATGCTCTGGCTACAGCTGGAGCTGAATTATCAAAATTAATAAAAGATTATCCTAAAGCAATATTCGTTTTTGATAATGAACCATCAAATAAACAGATTATTCAAAATATGAATTTTGTAATAGATTCTGGATGTAAAATTGTAATTTGGAAAAAAGAAAACAAATGTAAAGATGTCAATGATATGGTTCTTGCAGGTTTAGATATTGATTCAGAATTAACAGAATCGTCTTATTCGGGTTTAGAAGCATTATTTAAATTTAATATTTGGAAGAAGGTGTGACATGTATACTTACAGTGCTAAGATTTTAAGAGTTATAGATGGCGATACAATTGAATCTGAAATTGATTTGGGGTTTGGAGTAAGTATTCGAAAGATTGTTAGATTGAATGGAATCGATACTCCAGAAAAAAATTCAAGGATCGTATCGGAACGTGAATTGGCTGTAAAGGCGACAGCTAGAACTAAATATGCTTTAGAAAATAAAACAGTAATTATAAAAACGCAGTTAGATAAAGATGATAAATATGGGCGTGTCTTGGCTTATGTTTATGTGTCTGAGAAAGATGTTGAATCTAACCAATCGTTTAATATTAAGTTAATTCAAGAAGGATTAGCTTTTCCATATTCTGGAGGAAAGAAGAATGTATAAGAAATATGAAGATATTCTTTCCGTTAAATTGATTTCCTACACACAACCAAATCCAGAAGAATTTACACAAGAATTTATTGATGATGGTATTCAAAATTTAATCTCTTATTGTGCCAGAGTTTCTAATCCCTCAAACCAAAACAATCTAGATACAGTCGATAAGCTACTTAATTATCTAATTAAGAATAAACATTGGTCTCCATTTGAAATGGTTGATGTTTGTCTTGAGATTACAAGCACCAGAGATATTGTACGTCAGATTCTAAGACATCGTTCTTTTTCATTCCAGGAATTTTCACAAAGATATGCAGATCCAACAAAAGAATTAGATTTCTGTCTAAAGGAATGTAGACTTCAAGATACAAAGAATAGACAGAATTCAATTCTAATTAATAATGATGAATTGGCTGAGATTTGGAAACAGTTACAAATACAAGTAATTGATATTGCTAAAGCTAATTATGAAAATGCAATTTCACAAG